GGCTGTGGATCCCATGATCATGGACACTCAGTTCAAGTCCGTTATGGACGTAGCTATCAAACGACTTGAGTTGCTTCGGGTCGCTCAATGACAGAGGTTGTTGAACAGGATGTGCTAGACATCCTTGCTGATCCGAACATCCGCAAGAGTCTGGGCCCGTACCACTCGATGGCATACGCCAGCAGGGCTAAATGGCTCTCAGGAGCGTTCAATCACCAGAAGCTACCCCAAGGTACGTATTGGAGTATTTGGTTGATGCTCGCAGGCCGTGGCGCTGGTAAAACTCGTACTGCCGCGGAGCAACTTTGGTGGTGGGCATGGGAAAACCCCAACACACGTTGGCTAGTATCTGCTCCCACATCGATGGACGTCCGCGGGACTTGCTTTGAAGGGGAATCCGGACTCATCGCCGTGATCCCACAAATTTTGATTAGGGACTACAACAAAGCCCTGCACGAGATCGTCTTGATCAACGGTAGCCTGATTAAAGGGATCAGCGCCAGCGAACCTGATCGTTTCCGTGGTGGTCAGTACCATGGTGCATGGTTAGACGAGCTGGCGGCTTGGGACTACCTCGACGAAGCTTGGTACAACATTCAGTTTGCCGTCCGCTTGAAGAAGGATGACGGTCGCACCCAGATCATCGCTACAACGACCCCACGACCCAAAGACCTGATTGTGGAGCTTGTAGGGCGTGAAGGAGAGGACGTAGCCATGACGACGGCATCTACCTACGTCAACCTAGCTAACCTCGCTCCAAGCTTCCAGAAGCAGATCCTCAGCTATGAAGGAACCAAGATAGGCCGTCAAGAGATCCACGCAGAGCTCATAGATGCCGAGGAATCAGGGATCGTCAAGCGCGAGATGTTCAAGCTATGGGCTCCAAACAAGGAGTTCCCCAAGTTCGAGTACATCCTGCAAAGCTACGACTGCGCCAGCTCGGAGAAGACTGTCAACGATCCGACAGCCGCTATCACGTTTGGTGTGTTCAAACCGCTGGATGGCCCCATGTCCGCGATGGTGATCGACTGCTGGCAGGACAGGCTCCAGTACCCAGACCTGCGCCCCAAGGTGATTGAGGAGTACGACGTGGTCTACGGTGAGGGCAAGGACAAGAAGCGCGTAGACCTGATCCTCGTGGAAGACAAGTCCGCAGGCATAGCGCTGATCCAAGACTTGCAACGTGGGCACTTGCCTGTTCGTGCGTATAACCCCGGTCGGGCTGACAAGATCCAACGCCTCAACATTGTCTCTAACATCATTGCCGCAGGGCGTGTATGGATCCCTGAGAGCAGTGTCAGGAAGGGCTACGTCAAGGACTGGGCTGAGGGGTTCGTCTCCCAGATCTGCTCCTTCCCTGACTCGACCCACGACGACTTCGTGGACGCCTGCACCCAAGGTCTACGGTTCCTGCGTGACGCTGGGTGGCTGGACATCGATGGCGCTCCAAGGGAGGACTACGACATGGACGACTACATTGACAGTGGACGCCGCAAGATCGAGAACCCGTACTCAGCATGATGGACGAACGCCAACACCCAAGGTATCATTGGGCTAACAGCAACTCAGCGGGATAAGCCATGGCTGACGAAAACACACCAGCGTTCTACCCACGAGTTGGGAACATCAGGCGGAAAGACTTCAAGCCTGCTAAGCCGATGCCGTTCATCGACGACGAGAGAGCGATGGAACTCCCGCAGTACAGCGAGAGCATCCCTAAGCTTGGAACGGTTGACCTCAGCGTTCCAACCAAGCAGAACCTAGAGCTGAACAAGCGGATTACCCAGCGTGATGCCGACCTCATGCGTCAAGTACAGGCTGACAGATCCCCACTCGAGAAGCTGGCTGGTGGCATACAGGCTGGCAGGTTCCTCGGCTCAGCCCTAACCCAAGCCATCAACTCAGCGCCTACACGTCTTTTCAAGGGTGACGAGGCGGCTGACAAGTTCATGCAAGAGCGCATGTACAAGCCTGAGCAACCCACGGCGTATGAGTACGCAGGTGACGTAGGCGACTTCCTCGAGAAGCTTGAGACACAGTACAAGCTCCCGCCCATATTGCCAGAAGCTGTAGCGCTTCAGTACCTGACAGGCCCAGCCACGTCCCAAGCCATGAGAACAGCAGGCAAAGGAGCGCAGGCTCTTGAGCAACGTATGGCTCCTGCTGTCACCCAAGCGCTTGATCGTGGTGGTCTACAGCGTGACTTACTGCTAGGTCTAGGTCAGGGTACGCAGTCCAACGTGATGAAGACCAAAGAAAACAGCAATTGGCTTAAAGGTAGCCCAGATAGATCTCTTGAGAATTTAAAGCAGTACCGAGGCCCAGACAACCGAGAAGCCGAACTTCTTGCGGAGATTGAAGAAGCAACTAGCATGGGTGCGCAAGGTTATCTTAACGCCGCCACGGCAGATCTCAAAAGGTATAGGGAAAGCAAAGCCCTTGATGCTTGGGTTGATAGCAACTTGAAGAATTATGTCAAGAAACAAATGGGTACACCTGAAGATCCAGTACGCGCACTGCATGAGCAGGGCATAAGTCACTTACCTGAAGACTTGCAGAACCCCGCCATGATGTGGACTCCCGAAGAGTTGGCTCGTGATCGCAAGATGCAAGGCTTCCCAGAGGAAGGCGTAGCTGTAAACCCTACGGCTCAGATGTGGGAGCAGATGTCCGACCAAGCAATTATTCCAACTAGGGCTGGCGAGATTCAGGAATATCCAGCTCTAATGGAGAAACGTGCCAAAGCATTAGAAAAATATCAAGAATATGAGCGCCAGCTTGATGACAAACTTGTTTCCTATTTGCGCAAAAAAGATTTCAAAGACGACGACATTGTGAGTTTGTTAAAAATGCGTTCTGAAGAGAAGGCAAACATTCTTGGCGACAAGAAGCTTGGCAAACTATTCCGTGAAGTTCCGCCATATCCCGCGAATGAGCAGTTTATGCGTGAGTCCAGTACACAGAACCCATGGCTATCTAAGGTTGATCCAAACACACCTGTTTACTCTGGCGACATAAGTGGCTTAGGCTTTGATCATGTTCTTGACGTCCTGCGTGAAGACGTAGCCGCTGGTCGCATTCGCCCTGAGCAACTGAACAAGGTCAGCATGGAGCAGGCAGTACGCCGCACCTACGAGTATGATCAAGAGCTGGCTAAGAAGATGAACGAGGCTCGTACAACCTCAAGGGCTGAGCTACCTGTTTATAAAGATTATCCCGAAGGGTTTAAGTGGATACAGCTTACCCGCCCCGGCGACTTTGCCGATGAGTCAAAAGCCATGGGACACTCCGTCAAAGGCTACGAGCCACCAGAAGGTCATCCTGACTGGACGAAGGGTTCAGGCGACAGCGGTAGCTCTAGCTACGGTCTAGGCGGATGGGATGCCATCAAAAGCGGTCAAGCCAAGGTTTACTCGTTGGTTGATGCTAAGGGCGAGCCACATGTCACCATTGAAGTTGGTAAAGGTAAGCATCCAATTGGAACTACTGGTAGGGGTAACAACTTCCCAGATGAGTTGAGATACGGCGAATACGATAACAACTATTCAGAAATACCTAAAGAAAAACAACAAGAGATCTACGAGTTAGGTAAGAAGTTGTATTATGAAAACCCAAATGCTTATGCGGAAAATAGGATACTGTCAGGGGTTAGTAGGGATAGAAATACTAGTGACATCATGGACAGTTTCCAAAAAGCGGCAGACATGTTGCTTGGCGAAAGACCCGGTTACGTAAGACAGATTAAAGGCAAAGGCAATGCCCGACCAACTGGTAAATACGATCCATACACGCAAGACTTTGTGAAGAGTGGCAAATGGTCTGATGTTTCCGACTTGCAAAACACTGGGCTAATCAATGTTGACGGCAGATATTTTACAGAGTCAGAGCTGACTGAAGCGGCTAAGAAGTACGGTCGTATGGGTGTTATGGATACGACATGGGACGTTGCTAGACAGCGTCACATTGACGCAGGTGTACCAGAAGACGAAGCTTTGAGGAACTGGGTTGAGGGCTTCAAAGAAGGTAGGGGCAGGCTTGACATCCCACCAGCAGAAGGCATGAAGCGTGGCGGCAAGGTCTCCATCTCCAACAACCCAGACACCATGATGCTGGAGTTAAACAACCAGAAGATGGCAGGCGGTGGAGCTATTTCCAAGCTCATACGAGCCGCACCTAAGAGCAAGGCTGAGATCGATGCTATTGCCAGACGCATGGCTCCTCAGCTTCTGGGTGAGTTTGTCCGTGGCGAGAAGGGAACTCAGTCTGTTGCTGGCAAGACCCAGAAGCAGTTTGCCAAAGAAAAAGAGATGGTGCACGACATCCGCCCAACAGGTGCTGAACGCCCGTTGCCAAGAGAGGTGGACATCGAAGAGCTGAAGGATCAGGTGATGGTAGGTATTGCTGGAGATCCGACAATCTCTGGGCAAACGCTTTACTCTGTGGATGGTGTTCCACTAGAAAGCCCATCTCCTCAGCACGGCGGCCCCTTATACGGCTTAGGAAACGAAGACGATGCATTCTGGGCTTCAGGCTTGAGCGCCGCTAATCGTGTGCAGAACATCGCTCGTGAAGCGTCACAGCAGTACGACCTGCCTGTGCTTGGCAACTATGTGATGATGGGGCCTGACTCCATCAACTACGCCCAGCACTACGCGGACGCGAACCTTGCCGCTATCAACCCAGCCAAGATGAGTAGGGGACAGATTGAGGCGTTCAACAAGATGGTGCGTGAGGGCTATCCGTACAAGAAGAAGGGCGAGGACTTTACGCGCCAGCGGGTGTTCCCCGCGTTTCCCGGCATCGAAAACCCATCCGAAGCCTACCTGCACTTCTCTATCGACCCAGAACTGCGCAAGCACTTTAACGCGCTGATGCAGATGCCAACAGTGACCGAGAAGTACAGCCTACCAAGTGGCATCGATGTACGCCACGCCGTGACTGAGCCTGATCTGCGCGACCTTGAGATCGGTGTGACAGGCAAGTCCATTGGTCGCCTGCGTCCAGAGGTGACGAACCTTGGGCTGTCAACGCACCCAACGTACTCGCACGATATACCCGGCGAGTTCTTGGGCACATCTAAGTACCCAGTCCCCTACGAGCTGTCTTTCCCTGACACCGTCAAGTCCGTGCGCGAGAACCCCAAGCAAGCTCCACAGGAGTTCGGCTCGTTCAAGTACGTCGGCCCACGTCAAGTTATTGACCAGCAACTGATCGACGAGATCAAGCAGTACCAAGAGATGATCAAGAAGTACACTGGCAAGAAGAAGGGCGGAGCCGTCAAGAAAGCCGCTGGTGGCGCTATCAGTGGCGATGACCTAATCCTTGAAGAGAGACCGCTATGACTATCATTGGAGCACTGAGAGCCGCTAAGGCAGGTGAGAAAGTCAGGAAGACGGCGCCCTTTTACTCTGCCGTGGATGAGGCGCTGGCTAACCTAAAGCGCAACAAAGGCACAGGCGCTGAGTTTTTTTCTGAACTTAAAAATACAAAAAATATTAAACCTGTTGAGTTGTCTGATCGTAAGCTTGAAGAAGCCTTAAAAGCCAAGGGCAAGATGACCAAGGAAGAGGCTCAGCAAGTTTTAGCTGACAACCCACCACCCAAGCTCAAAGAGAAGGTGTACGACGAGTCAACCGCTATTGACGAGGAAGACCTCCGAGAGATGGTGTCCCAAGAGATGTTTGGAGTGCCATACAGCACTATTGGCTTTAGTGGTGCTCGGCATCGCCAGATCTCGGATGAGGTTTACAGGCGCATGGATGCCGACAACGGC